CCGCGTCTTTATGGCTGTAGACCCCGCGTTCGGAGGCGGAGATTTTACCAGCGCCCCGGTCTGCTTCCAATATGCAGACGGCAGCGTTTATGTGGCTGATGTAGTTTTTAATAACGGAGAGAAAAACATCACGCAGCCGCTGATCGTGAGCAAAATCCGGGAACACGGCGTCCAGGCTGCCCAGTTTGAGGTTAATAAAAGCACGGCCAGCTATAAGGAAGGCGTGGAAGCCCTATTAAAACAAGCGGGCTGCCGTCTTAACATCACCAGCAAGGCGGCGCCGAACAACGTGGCGAAGGAGGTTCGGATTTTCGACAAGGCCCCGGAGATCAGGGAGTTTTATTTTTTGGAGGACGGAAAGCGCTCTAAGGAGTACACGAAGTTCATGCAGAACGTTTTCAGCTTCAAAATGACGGGAAAAAACAAGCATGACGACAGCGTGGACAGCCTGGCGATGGCAGTGGATATGCTTCGCAGCGTAAGCGCTAAAATCAATGTGCTGAAAAGGCCGTTTTAGCACAATATCTAGTGTTTTAGGTTGACATAAAGCAATATATTGTATATAATAAAAGTAAGATATCAGGTTATTTCGCCGCGGAAGATTTTTCTCCGCGGTACATGCCGCAGAGTGGAGCAGGCGGAAGCTCGGCGGTCTCAGTAGCCGCAGGTCATCGGTTCGAATCCGGTCTCTGCAACCAAAAAACGGGGGTTGAGAAACTGCTTCGAGAACTCACGGAAAAGGAAATCGGTTTGATTCAAAAGGTGGTCAACCGGGGCTCTATCGCGGAAGTGAAGGTGGAAAACGGCCGGATTGTCGTGATAGAGATCAAACGAAAGAAAATTACATAGCGCGCCGTCGCAACGGTGACGGAACAGCGGGCCATAGGGTCGCAGACAGATTGTATTCTGTTTGCGGCCTTTTTTGTTTGTGGAGAGAAGGTGAAAACTGGCTTTATTTGGACGCAGAAAGATTTATACCACCATTACGGACATCAGCCGTGAAAATCTGATCCCTATTTTAAACGAGGTCCTTTCCGTACATGTAGAAAACATGATGGAAATGGATTATCTGTATTGGTACCGCCGGGGGGACCAGCCGGTTTTAAGCAGAACCAAAACGGTAAGGCCGGAAATCAACAATAAGGTCGTGGAGAACCACGCCTCTGAAATTGTGGCGTTCAAAAACGGTTATTTCCTAACCCAGCCTGCCTTTTACATCAGCCGGAAAGAGGATCCGAGCATCACGGAAAAGGTAAAGCGGCTGAACGAGTATTTGTATTTAAGCGGGAAACAGCAGGCCGACAATCTGGTAACGGATTGGTTCCATACCGTAGGCGTAGGGATCATTTACGTTACCCCATACAAAGATCCGGAATGTCCAATCCGCGCTTACGCCCTGGATCCTCGTTCCTCTTTTGTGGTCTACAGCCGTGATCCCGGAAACGAGCCTGTCATGGGAGTAAATGCCGTGATTTCCACTGGGGAAACGCCGCGGGTTATTTTCGACGTTTTTACCAGGGAAAAATATTTCCGTGTTTCCGGAGATGTGACCGAAGAAGTCGTAACCGGTACACCGGTTGCCGGCACAGCCATTGAAGTTCTTTCGGATGCCGACAACGTGCTTCATGAAATCCCCATTATTGAATACCAGTACGAAAACAACAGAATGGGCTCCTTTGAAGCCGTTATTCCCCTGCTGGACGAGATCAATAATATCCAGTCAAACCGCGTGGACGGCGTCGAGCAGTTTGTGCAGTCGCTGATGATTTTCTATAACTGCCAGCTGGGAGATGACGAAAACGGAAACCAGGTCACCCCGGCGTATATCCGCCAGGCGGGAGCGGTTTTCCTGAAATCCGTAGGCCAGGACAAAGCGGATTTGAAAATTTTAAGCGAACAGCTGGACCAGACCCAAACCCAGGTGCTGGTAGACAATATGTATCAGCAGGTTTTGACTATCTGCGGAATGCCCTCCACCCTAAAGGGAGGCTCCTCCACCAGCGACACGGGCCAGGCGGTATTTTTGCGGGACGGCTGGGAGCAGGCCAACACCTACGCGAGAAATACCGGGGATTTGTTCCGGGTATCCAACCGGCTGTTTGACAGAATCTTTATCAACATTCTGAACCGAAAAACCGATTTGAACATTAACCTGTCGGATTTCGAGCTTCAGTTTGTACGGAACGAAACAGCCAACGTCCTTGTCAAAACCCAAGCGGCCATGAATCTGAAGGAGCTGGGCTTCAGCCCTGAACTGGCGTTCGCGAAATCCGGCGTTTCCAACGACCCGGTGGCGGACGTGGCGAATTCGGAGAAATACATCAAAGCCAAATGGGGCTCGCAGGACAACACAAAGGTTATTGACGAATCCCGCACCGAAGAGGTTGGGATCGTTTAATTGGTAGAGAAACCAAAAATCCCAAGCTGGCGGAGATGCCAGGATAATCAAGCCCATCACAGTGCAGAGAAGCACTCAAAAAACCCGAAAGGAGCACAACGATGAAAATTTCCACTGACAAAATCAAGGGGTTCGCTGAAATGAGCGACGCGGACAAGGTCGCCGCTCTTCTGAGCTTGGACGTACCCGATCCGGTAGATATGTCCCAGTTTGTGGAAAAGAAAGTTTTCGACGCAAAAGCAACAGAGGCGTCGAACTTATCCAAGCAGCTGAAAGCCAAAATGAGCGACGAGGAAGCGAAGGCCGCCAAGGAGGCGGAGGAGCGGGCGGCGATGGAAAAGGAGCTGGCCTCTCTCAGAAAGGAAAAAGCCATCGGAACCTACAAAGCCGCTTATCTGGAATTGGGCTACGACGCGGAAGCAGCGGCGGAAAACGCCGAAGCTCTCCACTCCGGAGATTTTGCGAAAGTATTTTCCAATCAGAAGAAATTTATCGAAGCGCAGAAAAAGGCCGCGGCAGCCGGCGCGCTTGACAAGCAGCCCGGGCTTTCCAGCGGGAACCCAATGAACAGCGAAAATGTGGAATCAAGCCCAGTCAACGCGTTCCGGAAGGGCGCGGGAATCTAGTTGAAAACATATTGAAATCGAAAGGAGAAACTTACTGCCTTATAACAATCAAATCGAGCTTGCGAAAAGCTATGTGCCAATTCTTGACGAGGTATACAAAGCAAGCTCCAAAACCTCTATTTTAGATACCGCGAATGAGCGGGTCCGGTTTATCGGCTCTGACACCGTAAACCTTTACACCATGAGCCTGGACGGCTTGGGAAATTACTCCAGAAACGCCGGCTTTGTGACCGGTTCCGTCACCGGAGGCTGGGAGCCCTATAAGCTGACACAGGACCGGGGACGCTCCTTCATGGTGGACGTCATGGACAACGACGAAACAATGGGCATGGCCTTCGGCACCCTTGCCGGGGAATTTATCCGCACCCAGGTAACGCCGGAAATCGACGCCTACCGGTTCGCGAAATACGCCGGCCCCTCCGGCATCAGCTCCGGCACGCCGGCGGATATCACCGTTGGCACCACCGACGTCCCCTCCCTGATTCAGGAGGCGGAAACCATAATGGGCGACGACGAGGTCCCGGAGGAGGGCCGTATCCTGTTTATCTCCGAAACCGCTTACGCCGGCCTGAAGGACAAGATCACCCGGTATGTGCAGAACGGAGAGCGTGGCATCGAAACCGCCATTGACTATTACGACGGTATGCGGGTGATTAAGGTGCCGAAGGGCAGATTCAACACTGGAATCACCCTGAACGACGGCCTTTCCGCCGGCGAAACCAAAGGCGGATTTACCGTTCCGGCCAGCACCTCTTACCCGATCAACTTTATGATTATCCACCCGTCCGCGGTGGTTCAGATCGCCAAGCATGTCGTCCCCAGAATTTTCAGTCCCCAGGTGAACCAGAGCGCGGACGCCTGGAAATTCGATTACCGGATTTACCATGACGCGTTCGTGGAAAACAACAAGGTAGCGGGAATTTACCTGCACAGAGCGGCTACGGCCAACGCTTAACGGAGGTGGTATTGATGGCAGAAGAAAGAACCTTTGCTTTTACCAACGGCGACATTTTAGTGGAGAACGTCCCCTACGCGGCGGGAGAAGCGCCCACCGCCGCCGAGTTCAAGGCGCTGATCGACGCTTTCATTAACGCCGGCATCATGGCGCCCGCGTCCGAGGACTAACGCTATGGCGCGGTTTATTGGATTAATTGTGAAAAATCAGCCCGTGAAGGTGCCTGAGAAGTCACCGGAACAGCCTGTGAAGCGAACCGGCGGCAGAAAGCCGAGACAGTAAGGAGGAAAGCGGTATGGGAAATTTGGAAAGGTTAAAAAGCAGGACGGGCGAAACCGACGAGGCTCTGCTGAATGATCTTTTGGAAAGCGCGAAAGCCGTGATCCTTTCCCGCCGCTATCCTTTTGGAAACGGAACCGAAGCCTTGGAAGCCAAATACGAGGACTTACAGCTTAGAATCTCCATCGACCTATATGCCAAGCTGGGCGGTGAGGGAGAAATAAGCCACTCGGAAAACGGAATCAGCCGAACCTGGGCGGCGGCTAACATTTCCCCTGACTGGCTTTCTGAAATCGTTCCTTTCGTGGGGGTGTTTTAAATGCGTGACCTGCGCCGCAACCTTTCCACGGTATATTACAAGCTGTATGCGGGGCAGACGGAAATTATTGATTCCAACGGCTACCGGACCGGTTCTCCCTCTCCCAAATACGGAGAGCTTCAGTCCGCCAGGCTGTGCGTATCGTCCAACAAGGGCTCGTCTGAATCTGAGCTTTTCGGATCCCTGGAGGACTACGACCGGACCATGACCACAGCGGATACCGCCTGTCCTATCGACGAAAACACCGTTTTATGGCTGGACGGCGCTTCCACGGACGAGGCCCACAATTACATTGTGAAAAAGCGTGCGCCGTGGAAAAACAGCGTAGCCTACGCGGTAAAGAAGGTGACGGTCCGTGCCTAGAAAAACCATTTCTATGTCCCTGGGCGGTTCTTCCATTCGCGCGGCGCTGAAGGAGCTTGCCTCCTATCAGGCATGGGTACGGCAAAAAACCAGCGAACTGACGGAACGGCTTGCCTCCAT